GAGGTCCCGGAGGTCCCGGAGGTCCCGGAGGTCCCGGAGGCACAGGCGGTCCCGGAGGTCCCGGAGGTCCCGGAGGTTGAGGCGGCCCCGGAGGTCCCGGAGGTCCCGGAGGTCCCGGAGGTCCCGGAGGTCCCGGAGGTCCCGGAGGTCCCGGAGGTCCTTTACCGCAAACGCCATCGGCACCACGAGTAGTGCCGGGCATACACTCGCACTGCTTCGTGCTGACGTCAAAATATTCGTTAGCGCCGCAGCCGCCAATGCCGCACGGGTCAAGTCCCTGTGCCAAACGAATTAAGTCAAAAGGCTCACCATTTGGGCAGGTGAGCGGCGGAGGTGGCGGGGGCGGCGGGACAACTATTGGCGGAGGTGGCGGGGGCGGGTAATTAATTACCGGGCCATAGTTAGTCGCACCACGCTTCGGCGTAGTCGTGAAATAGTCTCCCGTCTCAAGCGGCGCACGGCCAATCGGGGGGACTAATAGCGAACGATACCACTCAGCGAGCGATTCATCGTACGGTTGGAGTGAGGCAATACCTTCCGTGCCTACACCTCTGGGTGCGGGCTGCGTCAGGCGGGTAAGCGGATCGCGGTTATAAGGATCAACGCCCTGAACTGACCCGATGCGAGTTGCATCGGTGCGATACTGATCAGTCAGGGCGGGAGCGAAAGGGCGGAGGTTACGGAAGTATTCTTCGCGCCTCCTTTGCTCGTCTTGCTCCAAGTTGCTCGCCGTTTCAGAAACTCCGCCATCCGCGTAGGCGACGCCGCCCGAAGCCATTTGCAGCCCGTAGCGACGATCATCCTGCGCGTAAGGAGGAGGTTGGTTCCGTGGAGGAGTCTGTGGCGGTTGATTAGGCGCTTGTGGCGCTTGCCCCGTAGGTGGTGGCCTACTGTAATCAGGGAACTGCGTGGTGTAGCCCTGATCGGTATAGCCGCCGTCAATAAAGTACGGTTGCCCCGGCTCACGGAACCTTGGATTGACCCGTCCGTAATTAAACTGGACGTTGCGGTACTGTTGAGGCTGCGGAGTTGGAATACCCGGTCGTTGTCCCGTCGCCTTTTGTTCAGCACGATTCATTGCATAAAGCGCAATCGCCTGCATGATCGGGTCAGTGCCTCGACCGAAAATACCCTGCTGTCCCTGTTGTCCTTGCGAGGGTTGCCCTTGTTGCGTAGTACCCGACTGACCGCCGCCTAGTATTCGTTGTAAGAGCGCATCAAGCCCGCCACCACTGGCAGGACTTCTACCTAACGGAGCTTCAACCGTAGGCTTAACATCCATCAAACCCGGTGCAACTTCGCCAAAGTCATCTGCTCCACGAGAAGCCTCTCTGTATCCAGCAGGACCCGCGATACCGGGGGTTCTCCTACCTTGCTGTACTGCGCTCGTAATACCACCGAGCAACTTAGTCCCGGCGTAGGCTTTCATGCCCGCCTCAAGACCCTTTTGTAGATCGCCCTTGATAGCGCCGTAGGCGGTGCCAGCAATCAATGCGGTGGTCTGAGGGTTTTGGATTATCGTGCGACCGACGTTAGCAATGCCCCTTCCAATAGAACTTAAAAATCTACTAAGGGCCGACGCTTCAAGGACCCCTGTTACCGGATTGACCGGCAGTTCCACACCCTGTGCACGGGCGATGGCTTGGAGGCTGCGAACCTCTTCGGGAGTCATGTGAACGAGGGCGGAATCCCCGTTACGGCCTTGAGCGGCTACAAGGGACGCGAGTCCCGCCGCAGGATATTGGTTCATAAGCCCCCCAAGGGGAAAGGTTTCTTAAATGGTATCACCGGTTGGCCTCGTAATTCGACACCCAAGTGACGGTCAGAATGATGGACGGGATAGCTGGAATATTCCCGGTTGGGGCTACGTAAGGGACAAACACAGCCGTATCTGGCGACTGCCAAGCCAACTCAAAATAGTCCCCTGCTTCCATAACCAGTACGAAGTTCCAAGCCGGGACGATTTCGCTGTTAGGACCGTCAATGACAATCTTGGTGGCTGAGTCCGGTACGTTAACCCCGTTAATGCGAGGCCAGATGTAAACCGCATCAGAGCCACCGCCTGTCTTGTCTAACTGCGCCGAGAACTGAAAGTTATAAACCCCAGTGTTGTTGACGTAGATTTTCGACGTTGGGGTACCGCGAGTCACCTGAAACTCAGACACAACTGAGTTGTATTTAAATATATTTACTGCACTTGCTACCGGATTCGTCTGCGTTGTAGTGTCAAAGTACGAAGCATGTGCGGTAGGCGAGTTGATCCGGTTGGCAATTTGATTAAAGAAGAGGCGCAGAACATTATTAGTCTGCTCCATGCCACGCTGGTCGTACTGTCTAAGTGCGACTGGAATACTCGGCGGAACTACACCACGAGGTACGGTCATTACCGACGACCGTCCGGCCTGATATCAAGACGCAGCGCACCCATCTGCCACGACACGCCAAGGTCCGATGACCCTACACGCACCGCCATCTGCCTACTCCGAACTCGCGTAAACAACTGCTCGGTGTAAATCTCGTACGGCAATACAGCCGTAGCCTGCACTGTTTCTATGTCGGGTGTGCCGTATGCGGCACCGGGATAGTTGCGCGGGTAGATAGAAATATTGACAGAGGGAGTCGTGGTCGATGATCCCAAGAACTTAATGTCCGGAATGATACGTGACACAAAGCCAAAGTTGTGTCCGTCACCGATGTCAAAGTCTGACGACTCAATGAAGCAACTGATCGGCTGCGCGGTGCCCGTTGAGACATCATCCCAACCGACTTCGTGGTAAAGAACCTGATTCGGATAGGACATCGTGACCGGCGTGTAAGCCGTATGAGACGCAGCCACCGTTCCGTTTACGCCTCGCACGCACCCAGTCAGAACGGTGTTATTCGTGACCCCGGTGTACGTAATCTGCTCAGAGTCAATAAAGATAGTCCCAGCACTGGGATATGAAGAGGCGTTCAGCAAAGTAATGCTGGTATCTGAAGCTGTGATATCCGCCGTCGTGTAAGACACTTGGATACTATTCGCCAGCAACGGGTAGTCACGGATTAATTGCGGTGAAAACGCGCTTCGACCCAAACTGCCGTATGACCAGACGTTTTCGAGGTAGTTGAATATTACTACCGTGTCGTTGCGGGTACTTCCGGTGCTTGGGTAAAACCACCAGACTTCGCTGAACGCTTCGTTGTTACCGCAAGTGACTTGCGCGATTTGATCTTTATTTAGCGTACTAAATATATGCTGTCGGATCGTGCAAGGCAGTGTGTTTACGCGACCGTCGTATACGAAGAACTTATCCAGTCCCATCCAATACACGGCGTTGTTGACGTTAATGACCGCGTTCTGCGATGCGATAGAAATGTCTTGATCAAGCAGCGTAAAGCCGAAGACAAACGGAGGCCCGAGGTACTGCATGGAGTACACAGCCGTGTCTGTCCAAACGACAATTTCTTGACGCGCTGTCGTAGCCGCTACGATCTTAGAGCCATTAGCCAGACGTTGTTCACCTGACTGGTTCGTAACTTCAGGCACCCACTCGTACGGGTTATCGGCATCTGACCAACGAACAACGAGCGGATCAAATGCGGTATCAAAGTTAGTCGGATCGTACGGGTTAGCCCCCATACATACGGTGAAATCGTCAACCGGGGAGTCGAGGATCAACGCCGTTTCGTTCGGTACGTGTCGGCCCGAATAACTAAAAGACAGCAAAGACGCTGTAGCAGAAGCCGTTGTAGCCGTAGAAAGTGTTACCGAAGTACTGCCGTCCCACGTAGCCAGAACATAAGTGCCAGACGGAATGCCACTACCCGAAACAACCGCGCCCGTATTAATTCCGGTTGCATCTGCAACAACTACGGTAATAGACCCCGAAGCGTAAGCTGCCGTCGTAGCCGTTTTTTCTACAGAATTTGCTTTAGCCTCAAGAGTCGTTGCTCTTGACCATGTAGAAGTGTCTTTAGTCCAGTAGTAAATAGCGCCGTTGTTTTCAGCAAAAATCAGGTCGTTGCCGTAATTAAACTGCGACCAAAGACGAAGCGGTACACCTGCTGGAGTACTAGAACCCCAAGTACCAGAACCCCACGGAGGGCCGCCCCAACCAACCGAAGTCGTATAGACCGCAGTACCGGCATCAATGTCGTATTGCCCGATAACGAGAGAGCCACCGCCTGTAGCAGTTGACCCGGCGGGCGTTGGGCTTGCAATGACAAACGAGTTGGCGCTCGAAACCGAGATGACCTCGTACTCTCCGTTAATAGTCAAACTACCGACAGCGGTCGCGCCAGAGAAAGTAACAAACGTACCGAGTGATACGCCGTGTCCCGTCGATGTAATGTTGACGAGTTTACTTCCAGCAGTAGTACGGATTGGGTCGCTAGAAAGCGTCCCCGAGAAAGCAAGGGGGGTAATGTCGTGATAGACGCCGCCAAGCTCGACGTAGAATTTCTGATTGGTCCCTACGCTTAAAAGGTTAAGTCCTTCCAGAGTCGAGTAGTTCCACAGCGACCGGGCTACGCCGTTATAGGTATTAGCGTTATTAGTGATGTTGACCCAGCCGCCGATCTTTTGGGCGTAGCCACCACGGAACCGCACCTTGTCTACGACGAAAAACCCGCCCTCACCAGCGTAGTTAGTGGTTTCTCGATTGACGCCGGGCCTGAAATCAACTCTCTGAAGTGGCATTAGACAACCCCTGACAGGTACAACGCCCGTTCGTCGTTGCGCCTTTTTACCAATCCCGGCAGTACTTTACCACCAGCCTTCGTCCATTTCAGGAACTCGTCAGCCGCCTCTTCCAACTCACCTCGGTTGGTCTTCATCCGAAGGGAAGAGCGTTGGAGATTGCCAAGACCCACGTTGAAGGCAAAAGATACGAGAGCATCAAAGACTCCCTGACGGCCAACAGCAGCAGGGCAAAGTCGAACCACACCACGCTCAAACCGGCCAAGGTCTTGAGCAAGTATCCGATCCACCTCGTCCATCGTGAGAACCCGGTCCCAGCCTGCGGGTATCGGTAGATTCTTGCGCTCCTCATACTTCACCGTCGCATGAGTCGGGTCAATCACGTGACCCACGCCCACAGTCCACAAAAGCGCCGGACAGCGGTAAGGCTTAGTCCTCACCCCTTCGTGGTGCTTGATCATCTGAATGGCAGCGGGGCTGACTTTCACTTCTTGCCAAAAGCCTGTGTCCCAAACCAGAAGGCGATAATTGAAGACAGGATTAGCATCTCGTCATCCGAGAACACTTCTGCCATAGCAGCGGCAAACGGCACACCCGTGTTGTAGGCGTACCAGACTCCAGCGATATTGATGGCAACGAGTTCTAACACGAAGATATATGTCACAACCGGACGGACGCTGGCGCGGAGATTGATCATCCACTGCGAAGCACCCTTACCAATTTCCATGTCGTGCTGATACAGGGCTTGACGCTCTTCGCCCGCCGTCTGAGTCTGAATCTGCTCCAGCTTGATCTCTTCTACCCGTGCCTGAGCAATGAAGCCTCGTTCGGCCAGCGCCAACTCGCGCTCCTTCTGGGCAGCGACCAAGGCTAACTCATGCTTCTTGTCCTGCCGGTCTTGGAAGATTTGCAGGATCTTGGGAAGCCCACCCGCAAGGAAGGACAGAAACGTACTAATCATTGTCATCATGCGTCTATCCTCCGACCAAACTTCTGAAACCAAAGTTCGCAGTCTTCGGCGTATTTGGTTTTTACATAGCTAACAACTTTCTTAGCCATTTCTTTTTTGCCGTCATACGCGCCTTTGTTTTCCCAGCCTATCGGGAAATCATCTAACCCAAGACCCACAGTCGCTTTTCTTAACTCAGACTCATAATTGTCAAAGTCAAGAGCGGTTACTTCCAAGTCACTATTAAAATATCTAACTTGTGGAAACAGCAAACCCGCAAAATTAACGTCTTTATGGCGTTCGTAATAAACTTCTATAAAGTCTTTATAGTCGGCAATATCATTTCTTGAGAAAACTTTTATTAACTGCTGGGTGTATTTGTACTCTTTAAACATCAATATTCCACTGACAAACCGTTCAGCGGGATTTCGTAAAAAAGAGTAAACCTTGTACTCGCTTAAATTTGGCTCAAACTCAATAGCTCTTTCGGGCGTAGCATGTCTATCGTCAAAAACAACCGCATCTTTGCAATTCATCAAGAACTTCGCGGCCGTTGTTGACCCCGTTTTAGAGGGAAACAGAAAAGCTACTTTATGGCCTTTGAATAAAACCATATCTTAAGGCTGCCATATCTCTTCGGGTTGAACTGGATCAGTTAAAATCGCATCAGCACGAGGCTGAGTTAGCAAATTTTTGCTGACCATCATGTTAATTCCGTCAATAGTACGAGAGTCTTTTAGGTTAATTTTGCTTACCGCATAGAAACGATCTAGCCAACCTTGCACCTCAACGTCGGTTTTTGCCGCAGTCAAAATGCCTGTGTATTCAGCGTCCGAGAATCTATCAATCATAGCCAGCCGTGTAATCGGTGGGTATGGCACAACAGGATCTGGCTGAATCTCAGGGCCGACCAAAACCCACCTGCCGGGATAATATTGGTCTACAAACGCCTGATCAGAGATGATGTCGCGGGTTGAACCGTCAAGTTCAGTTACTGTGTAAATGTTGTTCATGATCCTAAAAACCCTATCATAGCGAAACCACCGCCACCGGCACCGCCAACGCCTATGCCGTTACCAACACCGTAGCCGAGAGAAACCCCGCCACCGGCGCCGCCGCCTCTACCGCCGTCACCACCAGACGCAGCGCCAGCGGTAGCGCCTGAATTAATAGCTCCGCCTCCGCCTCCAAACAAACCGGCTCTAGTTCTGCTATTGGAAGTTGAGCCTGATACAGCTGCTCCACCGGCACCAACATCGGGATATGGAAGAGCAACAGCGTTACTGGCGCTGACGGGGGTTTGACCAAACCCATTATGTTGTAAGCCAAAAACAGGAGCCGGACCGCCCCAAGGCTGAAGATTAGCACCAACGGCGAAATTGTTACCGCCCCCGCCGCCGTACTGGGCGACTGAGTAACCATCACCCGATCTATTACTACCGCCTTGTCTGCCGTCGCCACCTGTTCCCGCGCCCTGTTGGCCAGCCGCTGTGTAACCTGTGCCCCAAAACCCAACTGAACCGCCGCCTCTAGGAGTCGTAAAATAAGTGCTTATGGTAGCGGATTGAGAACCACCGCCAGTAAAGTTGTAATCACCGCCGTTAGCATTACCACCGACACTGGAATTGAGGTTAGCGGCACCAGCTGTAGCATTACCACCGGAGCCAGCGTTGCATGTGATACTGACGCCGCCACCAACTACAGTAGTAATGCTGCCACTATTTCCATTACCAGAGCTACCGGCATTGCCAGTACCTGCGGTGCCCCCTGCGCCTAACGTAATAACAATTGACGCACCAGAAGCAACAAAAGCGGTTTTAACAGCACATCCGCCAGCACCACCACCAATAGCGCCTAGTGCGTATAGGTTACCTAAATTTTGCGTGTCCCATCCTGCGCCACCACCACCGCCGCCAGCACCAACCACTAAGAACTGATACCACCCAGACTGACTAGGTACAAAAGTGGTGGAAGAGTTGAAAGCTCTGGTCCAAGCCGGTTGTGTTGGCGTATTGCCAGAAAATTGAGTGTACTGACTCATGCGAAGATCCATCCTTCAGTTGCGTCTGAGTATCTAAGTTGTACCGAAGCGTAAGTCGCATTAAGCGTCAGGTCCTCGGCAAGACCTTGAATGTTTTTACCATTACGCGCCACGACATTCGTGACCAAGCCGTTAGCAACCGTAACGTAAATCGTATCACTAATGGTAGGCGAGGCCGGAAGCGTAACCGTGGCGGTTGTTGCAGCAGTCAAAACGTAGTGGAAATTAACCGCCGCAGTGATCGCAGTAGATGCTGTGACTGTAACGGTAGGAAGACCGCCGCCACTCGCTGCAATTGTGATACTGCCCGCATTGTTAGTGACCGAAATTCCGTCACCTGCCGTCAATGTAGACAGAGCGTAACCAGTACCGTTACCGATCAGAAGTTGGCCGTTAGTCGGCGTGGTATCAAGTCCAGTACCGCCTTCCGCGATTTTCAGCGCGTTGGTTAACGTCAAACTTGTGGCAGAAAAGTTTGTACCAGTCAGCGTCGTGATGTTGGCGCTAGTGCTAGTTAGCGTCGTGATGTTGGCGCTAGTGCTAGTTAGCGTCGTGATATTAGCCGAGGTCGCCGTTAGCGTAGTCAGGTTAAGACTACTTCCAACACCCGCTG